ATGAGTAAATTTAAAAAGAATTGTCACATACCCTTTCCATGTGCCTTTCCTTTACCTCAAATCGGGTCTACTGGATTAACCGGTGCTACTGGACCTTCGGGACCTACTGGAGCTACCGGACCTTCAGGTGGACCTCGGGGACCTACCGGGCCTACTGGAATTCAAGGTAGCCTGGGACCTACTGGGCCTCAAGGTATTTCTGGACCTCAAGGGATTCCTGGGATTTCTGGATCTATTGGTCCAACTGGACCTTCTGGAATTCAAGGTATCCAAGGTATCCAAGGCATTCCTGGCATTCAAGGTCCTATTGGACCCACTGGAATAACAGGGGTCACTGGAATTCAAGGGATTCCTGGCATTCAAGGGATTCCTGGCATTCAAGGGATTCAAGGGATTCCTGGTCCGACCGGCCCTCAAGGGATTCCTGGCATTCCTGGTTCTGTAGGTCCAACTGGACCTTCTGGAGCTGTTGGACCTACCGGCCCTTCCGGGGGACCGCCAGGACCAACGGGCCCGACTGGACCTTCTGGGGGACCGCCAGGACCAACCGGAGTGACTGGCCCCACTGGACCTTCTGGGTCACCAGGACCAACCGGACTTCAAGGTATCCAAGGTATCCAAGGTATCCAAGGCATTCCTGGCCCCACTGGACCTCAAGGAAGTCAAGGGATTCAGGGGATTCAAGGTAATCCGGGGCCTATTGGTCCTATTGGACCCACTGGAATAACTGGGGCGACTGGAATTCAGGGTATCCAAGGTATTCAAGGTAATCCGGGACTTATTGGACCTATCGGCCCGACTGGCCCAACTGGGCTTCAAGGTATCCAAGGCATCCAAGGCATTCCTGGGCCTACTGGATTACCAGGAACCGCTGGAGCTACCGGACCTACTGGGCCTACCGGTCTTACAGTATCTGGGTTATCTCATTATGCTTATGTTTTCAATACAGCAGCTCAAGTTGTTGCCTTAGAAGCACCTATTCTTTTTAATTCACATGGTAGAATGACATCTGGTTTTACTCATACACTGGGAACTTCTCAATTAATGGTTCTTAATGCAGGAGATTATAAAATTTCTTTTTCTGTATCAGGAGTTGAGCCTAATCAATTCACACTTTTTTTAAATGGTGCTCCGGTTACCAGCGCAGTTTATGGATCAGGTGCAGGAACTCAACCAAACAACGGCCAAACAATCCTCGCTTTAGCTGCAGGTGATATTATTACCCTTAATAATCATACTTCCGCTGCTGCAGTTACTTTGCAAACTTTAGCAGGTGGAACACAAACAAATATAAATGCTTCGATTGTAATTGAAAAGTTAAATTAATTTAATCATTTATTTCTTGAAACTCTGCCAGTAAATAACCTGGGGTGGATTCTTTTTTCAACAAGCAGTTAGCTTTTGCTAGCTGCTCTTTTAATTAAAATAACGATTTTGTTTTAAATCCTTACATTCCTAAAAAACATACATACAGTATCATGAGGTATTCTTTTTTATTTTTCTTAAGGAGCGCTTTAAAAAGCGCTCTTTAGTTTTTAAATAAAGATTTTGTTTTACTTTTGCTAGCTACCCTTCCCTTGTATAAATGCACCTTTTTTACATACGATATTAAAATCCAAATAACCCTCTTTTAGGACGGTACTAATATGAACAAGACATTAAAATACATTTTAATCTTCTTTTGTGCGGTATTTTATATTGTAATTATGGGCTCGATTGTCTATCTAAACTTTGTTTAAGAGCATTTTATTTCTCCAAGTAAGAAATTAATCTAAGATCGAACATAAGTATTTATAATTAGGCATAAGGAGCGCTCTACAAGGTGCTCTTTAACTTTAAAATAAGGATTTTGTTTAAAATTCATTAACCTTATTGATTCCTTTGCATACATTACAATCACAAGGGATTCTACAGGTTTCCCTAGGCCAGTTACCTTGTATTCCTTGCACACCTTAAGGGAAGAATCCGTTTATAACAAACGGGTTCTTTTATTTTTGGTTATAAAATAACTATTTTGATCATATCCTTTTGGGACATACATATACTAAGGTATACGATATGCGAAAATATTCGCGTGGCCCTCTTGCAGGGCTCTTTTATTTTTATTTGGTACAAAATAACGCTTTTGTTCGAAAATTAATTAACGCTTATTAAGTTCTTTTATCAACTTTTCTCGTTTCTTCAACCCTGCGAGCTTCCTGCGTTAATTGCAGGGCTTTTGTTCGGAGTTTTCCAGCCCTATCATAGTCTCCCTTTAAAGATGCTTGCTTTGATCTTGTCTCCCAAAGGCTGGCTCTATTTAACAATGTTTCTATTTTTCGGCTCACAGTCACATTCACCTACTTCTATACAAAATTCAAATTTTATTAAATCAACTGTGTTTTTCGTTCTTCCATACGAATTACTTTTCCGCTTTGATATATAAATGATTGTTCACCAAATCCACCTTGAGGTGGTTCTATTAGTTGCACCTGACCATTTTTAACAATATATATTCCATTTGTTTTCAAATCTATTTCAGCTGTCATTTCAACAAGATTTTCTTTTCTAATTCCCACCAAGATCACTCCCATATGTTATAATTACTTTGTCGAAGTAAGTTGAGAGTAATCTCAGCTTTTTTTTATTTATCTATAGATATCGCACAACATTTTCTGGAACAAATGATTGTTGAAGTGACAAATGGAGCCGTATTGGAATCGGCTTTTTTTCATCCCTTGCTTGCTTACACATTTTTTCAGCCTCTTCCCATACAAATTGTTTATCCTCCGCTCTTTTGTAACGCCAAATCCCTATTACGTAATCTTCAAACAACTCATACCGCTCATCAGGCGCTGTTGTCGGTTTTAATTCATCAATTGCTTTGGCTTGACGTGGTATTTGCACAACCACATCTGCATACCTTAATTTTGAATTTAAACGTTGAATACGAGCTTTCTTAGGATCAAATGATACAACTGGCTCCACGTCAAAAATTGTTAATTGCTTTGGCATTGTTTTTCCCCTCCAATACCTGCAAGCTTGCAATTAAAATTCCTTCAAGCTGCGTTAATGTTAGTTGATCTAATGTTTGTCCGTTAATTTCAGCTAAACCTAATCCCAATAATTTACGAATGATTATTAATTTTCTACGTTCTACTTCCTGACGTAACAACATGATTAGGCCTCCTGTTGGTGGTTGAACTTTCTATCTAAATTTACAAACTTACTAAATTCTTTAATAAATGCTAGTTCAACGACACCAACTGGACCGTTCCTCTGTTTCGCTAAAATAATTTCCGTTATGTTTTTATTTTCTGTCTCGCGGTCATAGTAATCTTCACGGTATAAGAATGCGATTAAATCCGCATCCTGCTCAATTTGACCATTCTCACGTAAATCTGATAGCAATGGTCTCTTATCTTGCCTACTTTCTACAGCACGACTTAACTGTGATAATGCAACTACACATACATTTAATTCTCTTGCCATCAGTTTTAACTTACGACTAATCTCACCTATTTCTTGCATGCGGTTCCCTCTATGCTTTGGATCCCCTACAATAAGCTGCAAATAATCAATTGCAATTAAAACCTTTTTATCAGGGTACTTACGCTTTAATTTCCTAGCCTTTGCATAAATCTCTTGCATCGTTACATTTGCTTTATCGTAAATTTCTAATGGCAAATCATTAATTAATCCCATCGCTTGACTAATTTTTTCCCAATCCTTTAAATTACATAGCTTCTTAGGATTCTTTAATTTTGTAGCATCAATATTTCCAGTACTTGAAATCATCCTCTTAAGTAGCTGTTCCTCCCCCATCTCGAGCGAGAAGATTCCTGTTGCTGTATGAGCACTTGCTGCATGAAAAGCAACGTTTAATACAAATGCTGTTTTCCCCATTGAAGGTCGGGCCCCAACAATAATTAAATCACCTTCTTGTAACCCTGCAGTCATTCTATTCAAGTCGTCATAACCAGTTGGAATACCGGTTAAATCTCCTACATCAATTTGCATGTTCTTATACAAATCAACAAGCGTATCTTTCAAGTTAAATTCATCTGAGTAACCCGTTTCTTCAATGGCGCTTAATTCATCAATTGATGTACTAATAGCACTCATATCCCTATCTTGCTGAAGGCGGTTATATAAATTACCAGCAACTTCTTGAGCATGCCGCATTTTCCAGGCTTCGATAACTAAGCCTTCGTGATACGAGAAATTTTTAGTAGTCGTAACAACTTCTGTTAAGTTTACAAAGAATTCAATTCCGCCAATTTGATGCATAAAGCTTTCATCGAATTTTCCAATGAGAGCAACAAGATCTATCGGAAGCTCAGCATCTTCTAATTCTCTCATTGCCTTGAATATCACTTGGTGCGTTGGTAAAGAAAACTGTTTTACCTTTAGCTGACAATCTTTAATTAAATCGCCTTCTTGGATTATGCTACCTAAAACACTTTGTTCAGCTTCTACATTACGAATCATATCGTTACTCATTTGGCCAACCACGCATTCTGTTGATTAAGTGCTGCAAGTTCTGCTTCTGTTGGAATGTTCTGCTCCCATGCTTGTTGCTGCTGTATTACGCTTTTAGTAGTTTCCGATAAGCCTTTTTGTTGATAAGGTGCTTGTGTCTGTTGCTGAGCTTTTGTTAGTCGCTGAGCACGAAATGCTTTATCAGCTGCCTCAACATCAGTTACTGTTTTAAAGCCTTTAAGATGCCAATCTCTTAAAATCGTATTTACGTAAGACATGTTTCTCGTATTCTTCTCTAAAGCAATCTCCATAGCCTTAATAACTAGCTCTGCATTTAAATCATCTATCCAAGCATAAATACCATCTGCGATAAAAGGTGTAATGAATCCGAAGTTTTGCTCGTAAAAAGAAATTGGATTAACCTCAACAACTTCTTCCGCGCTTGCGCGTTCTTCTTGTTGTTGTTCTTTTTCTTCTTCTTTTTCTTCTTCCTTGCTAGGGTCTTGGAAGCCCCTTATAAGCCCCTCCAAACGGACCGATAAATACTCCTTAATACGATGGATTTTAAAATCTTGTTCTCGTTCTAATTGCAAGCAAGTTTCATAGAAATCAACTAAAAAATCCTGGTCCTTCACAGATTGAATCTCTTTTAAAACACACTTTTCAATGTTTACATTTTTAATTGGATTGAATTTTAACCAGTTGATTAAGAACAACTCTTTTGTTTTTTGGTTGTAATTAATTTTTCCATACTCAGCAAAACGTTCTAATAGCTTCATAACAGTTTCGCGGTTATATCCCGTATCAGTTTCAATGATACGAAGTGGAAGCTCATAGATTCCTGATTGAGACGTCTTACTGTTTGTCATCAAATATAAGTAGAAATACTTCTCCTCCGGTGTAAGATCTAAAACAAATGAATCCTGCCAAAATGAAACATGTACTGGTCTATAAACTGCCATATTATTCATCCTCCCGTTTACATATCGCGAATCCGTCCTCTACACGTAATAAGCGATAATTCTTGTATCCTATTTTGAGATATTGTTTTACTAAGTAAATTAGGTGTTGCTCTGATGTTGCTTGTTGAAACACTTTAGGGTTCAGCAACACTCTATGTAACGATTTGTCTAAAAGCATGTAGCACACTCCGTTGTTATACGAATGCTAATTTGATATAATTAATCCTAAGATCTTTGCAAGACCGTTTGTCTATCACTCTGCCAAGTGATAGATCTTTTTTATTTTCTACGTGTTACTAACGAAGCGTTAACTCCTCTTGCTCTTAAATCTTTAATCACTACACGATAACTTATCGATGCCTCATGTTCCTCTTTTGTATCACGAAGCATTTTAAATTCCCTCATACATCGCTCCAGCTCTTCTTCCCAGTGATTTGATTCTTCGGTTGATTCTGCATTAAACATGTTATAAATACATTCACTCATACAGTTACGAAGTTTATTCGCAAATGAAAAATCCCCAGGAAGAACTAGATCATGAAGACGATTGTTTTTATCGTTCATGAATTACATCTCCTTTCTATTTAAATTAATGCTGTACGCATCGTTACAACCAGAAAGGAACATTGTAGAGGTATGGGAGGAAAAATCCCTTTCTGGTCATAACGACAAGCACAGTGGCTTGTCCAAATGATTTATATAATGTTATAATTGCTTTACGATATTTTTCAGAGCTACTGTTGTCTAGGCGGTAGCTTTTTTATTTGCCCATTTATGTTTCAAAATAAATGATGCTTCAATAATTTTGATTCGAATCCCCAACAATTTCTTCTCTTGCTTTAACTCAACTGTTTTTACATCCTCATTAAGTAATTCTGCTATTTTAATTTCACCAGTTAGTTTTGCATCATAGCGAATTAATTCCTTATATTCTCTTAAACTAGGTTTCTTATAATCTACTGTCATTTCCCTTCCTCCTTTACAGCACCTTTGTTAAATTCATTAAGCTATCCACCGATTGAATAATAACGTTCTCCGCCATGGCCTTTTGCAACCAACTTCTTTGTATTTGTTCCATAATGCCAAAATGAACTTGCTCAAGAGCTTGTACTACACATTGAGTAGCTTGGATTGTATCGAAGATTTCTTTTGCATGAACTGCGTATTCATGTTTCTTTTTTTCATCATGCTTCCATGACCTTGTTGTAACTTGTAAATTCATAATTTCTTTCGCTGCCGCAATTCCCTCTTCGGCCTGTTTAATGTAGTTCATCAATTGTAGATTTACATCTTGAGTTAAACGTGGATCTGTAGGTGGTAACCCAACACCATAAATATGTTTAATCGCTTGTTGATTTAACTTTGCTCCTGTTGCATGGCACCAATCCATCGCAAGTTCAAATTCTGGTTTAGAAAGTCCAGATTCAATACGTGTTAATCGTTCATGTGTAATACCAAGGTACTTAGATAACCCTTTCTTTGTTTTCAGCTGAACATTATCACAACATTCTCTAGCATTCTGTAATAATTCTCCTATTGCTGAATTGCAGTATATGCTTGTTCCCATATCTGTTCGCCTCCATATTTAGTTTTCAAATAGTTACAATGAACTTAGTACATATGTAACTTGTCTACTTTTCGTATAAAAAGAGAGGAATTATTCCTCGACGTTTTCTTTTACTTGTATTTCTTTGATGATGGCCCAACCAGCCTTGTAATATGCTTGAATGAGTTTATCAATATCCTTTTGTGATTTTGGCTCAGGAGCCACAACATGGACTTTCGTTTTTCCAAATTCATAAGTCGCCGCATATTCTTCTTGTTGGCTCATGGTGTCACCTCTTGAAGTGCTTTTTATATGTTTATGCGACGGTTCTGTTGGTACTGCCATGTTAGTTGATGGCATTTTCTCACCCGCTTTCCATCCATTAAGTATAAGATTCTTGTACCCTTGTATATCAAATTAAATCCTTTACATCACTACCAAGAATAGTGGCTAACCTAATAGCCTTTTCAAGATTTGGATTACTATAACCATTTTCCCAATTACTTATTGTAGATTTTGTAACTTTCATTCTTTTTGCAAGATCTTGTTGCGTTAACTTGCTTTTTTTCCTAGCTCTAATTAATTTGATATTTTTGTTCACTGTCTCGCTCCTTGTATAAGTATTTTGTACTTTTATTATATGTATAAGATTCTTGTACGTCAATACATTTGTACAATTATCTTGTACAAAGTTTTACAATCCATCTTTATAAGGTACAATATCTTTGTACTTTTTATTAACGGGAGGTGCTAAAAATGTTGAGACAAAGATTAAAAGAGATGCGTAAAACGCGTAAGCTCACTCAGCAAGGATTAGCCGATAAAGTAAATACCACAAAAGGCACCATTAGTAACTATGAGAATGGTCATAGCACTCCCTCAAACGAAATGCTAAAAGATTTAGCAAATGTTTTAGGAGTAACAACAGATTATTTATTAGGAAGAGAAGATGAATCAAGGATGTCTAATGCACTTCCTGATTTAAACAAAAAAGATACTCGTGATATCGCTCGTGACTTAGAAAAGACTTTAAAAGACTTAGAAAATAGCGAAGATGCTTTAATGTTTGACGGAGAACCAATAGACGAACACACAAAAGAAATGATTCGTATTTCTCTAGAAAACTCTATGCGCATGGCAAAACAATTAGCAAAACAAAAATTCACTCCAAACAAGTATAAAAAAGATTGAACGGAGCGAGAAATGGAAATTAAAGAATACGTACTCAAAATCGTAAAAAAACACGACACAACAAACCCCTTTGAAATTGCTAAACGAAAAAGTATTATAGTGTTGTTCGAAGACCTTGGGAATACTCTTGGTTTTTACAACACTTATAAACGCTTTAAATTCATTCATATTAATAATAAGATTGATGAAACCACACAATGCTTTGTCTGTGCTCACGAACTAGGACATGCTCTATTGCACCCCAAAGCTAATACTCCATTTTTACGAAATAAAACCTTTTTTTCTGTAGATCGATTAGAGATCGAAGCAAATACATTTGCAGTCGAACTCTTATTACCTGATGAAATGATTTCTGAATATCAAGATACAAATCTATCAATTCAAGAAATAGCTGAGATCTATGGAATTCCAGAAAGTTTTGCTCGTTTAAAAAGTTATTAATATGAATTTTAAATACAACTTTATAAGTTAGGAGCTACATAAATGAAAATATTTTTCTCATTTCTATTTGCACTAGCAATGCTAGCCACGTTTATTTTATTAATCACATCTTTGGTATTTCGTTTAAAAAAGAAACCAAACACTAAGAAATATTTTAAGTTTACAGGAATAGCTTTTATTTTATCTATTATTTCATTAATTGTAGTTAACATGAACATGACACCACAGGAAAAAAAGGAAATTCTCGCTAAACAAAAAGCTGAAGAAAAGTTAAAAGCCGAAGAAAAGCAAAAGGATAAAGAGCAAAAAGAGGCTGAAGAAAAGCTAAAAGCCGAAGAGAAACAAAAAGCTAAAGAGCAAAAAGAAGCTGAAGAAANNAAGCTAAAGAACAAAAAGAGGCTGGGGAGAAACAAAAAGCTGAAGAGAAGAAATTAGCTGAGGAACAAAAAAAGGCTGAAGAAAAACAAAAAGAATTTACTTCCTATGCCCAAAACATTAGAGGTGGAAATTTTATTAAGGATATGAAACTTAATAATAAAGATGCTGAAATTACATTCCATGATTCATTTGCATCTTATAAATCAGCAAAACCAGATAGCAACGTTACTGAAGAACAATATAAACAATATTTTTCAACAGGGGATGCTATTGAAAAAATGTTTGTAAGCGAACCTGCTAGATTACTAAAACAATTTCCAGATTTAAAAACGGTAAAGATGACTCTTCCATTCGATGGAAAAACATATACTACTAGCTTAGATAGAAATAGTTTGAATACATACCTTGGATTTAAGATTGAAGATTTAAAAGTTGAAGACAAGTCTTGGGTTAAAAAGTTTAACAATCCATACGTGTATGATAAAACAAAGCGTAACGCATTCTTTAAGAAATTTGTTACTGTTCAATAATTCTTAATAAAAATAATTAATATCATGAAACTATTATGAAAGCAGGGATGACAGTTGCTCGTTTTGATTGATAGTTTTTTAAAATCTCCACAAGGATTTGTTGGGCTTGTCAGTGGTTTAGTTGCCTTAACGTATTTTATAGCTACTCGTTTAATTCAAGTATTAGCTACAGATGAAATAAACAAACTTTTTTTAAGTAAGATTCAACAAGTAAATTTAAAAATATGGCATTTCCTTACAGCTGTGTTGTATCTTATTATCTTATTCGCTGGAAGTGGATTAGCTTTTAATTATTCATTTAATAAAGTCGACATTGAAAATCCAGGTATCTACAAAAACTCCATATCCTGGTCAACTCTAATCTTTCTTATTTCAATTTTGATTGTATTATCAATTCCGTCGATTGTGAAGAAATACAAAAAATTTAATCGTGTAATTATACCGCTAATGATGTTCAATATGATATTTGGATTAATAATTTATTGCTTTGTATTTAATCAACTTACATATATAGAAGTTAATCTAAATAATCTTGCTACAGTGGTACTTTTACCTTTAATACTTGTTTCCTTCTATACTTTTATTTTTTCAAAAGTCCATACTCAAAAGTTGCCAATCAGGTATCGTATAAAGCCTGTTAGTGCAGACAAAATAAAAATTGAAAAGTTAGTTCACGGGCATATAATTGATGAAAAGAGAACGATTTGTTTCCCTGAACATTCTACAGACAAAGATATATTTTATTTATGCGACTTTTCTGCTGAGACTTATCTAAAATATGAAAAAGAAAGTGAACCAAAAGATGAACATGAGGATAATAAATTTGCAATCTCCTCAACTAATAAAGAGATAAATCGAAAAGTTTATAAAAAAAGAACATAAAAAACTTATTGAGCTCCTTCCTGGAGCTTTTCTTTTATTATTATTAAAATTTTTCTACTATTTTATCTAACTCCCGTATAATAACTATTAACAAGGAGGTCTATCTATGAAAACCGCAATCTACCTAAGAAAATCACGTGCCGATCTCGAAGCCGAAGCACGCGGCGAAGGTGAAACATTAGCAAAACACCGCTCTACCCTTCTGAAAATTGCCAAGGAAATGAACTTAAATGTTTTAGCTGTGCGTGAGGAAATCGTTTCTGGTGAGAGCTTAGTAAAACGTCCTGAGATGTTAGCGCTGCTTGAAGAAATTGAAGATAATAAATATGATGTTGTGCTTTGTATGGATATGGACCGTTTAGGTCGTGGTGGTATGAAAGAGCAAGGTATCATTTTAGAGACATTTAAACGCTCGAATACGAAGATTATGACACCCAGGAAGACTTATGACCTTAATGATGAGTGGGACGAAGAATATAGCGAATTTGAAGCGTTTATGGCACGTAAGGAGTTAAAGATTATTACACGTCGTATGCAACGAGGCCGTGTTGCTAGTGTAGAGGCTGGTAATTACCTCGGGACTCATGCGCCTTATGGTTATGACATCCACCGTTTAAATAAGCGAGAACGTACTTTAACAATTAATTCAGAAGAGGCTTCTGTTGTAAGAAGGATATTTGATTGGTATGCAAATGAGGATATGGGTGCGAGTGCAATTAGAAACAAGTTAAATGACCTTGGCTACAAAAGTAAGTTAGGGAATGATTGGAATCCTTATAGCATCTTGGATATATTAAAGAACAACGTGTACATCGGAAAAGTAACATGGCAAAAGCGAAAAGAAGTAAAACGACCTGATGCTGTGAAACGTAGCTGTGCAAGACAAGATAAATCAGATTGGATTATTGCTGATGGAAAACACGAGCCAATTATCCCCGAAAGTTTGTTTGAGCAAGCACAAGAAAAATTAAACTCAAGATATCACGTTCCTTACAATACAAACGGAATTAAAAATCCTTTAGCTGGCATTATTAAATGTAGTAAATGTGGTTATAGTATGGTCCAGCGTTATCCGAAGAATCGAAAAGAAACGATGGATTGTAAGCACCGTGGTTGTGAAAATAAATCAAGCTATACGGAATTAATTGAGAAGCGTTTACTCGAGGCATTAAAAGAATGGTACATCAATTATAAAGCTGATTTCGAAAAACATAAGCAAGGTGACAAGTTAAAAGAAACACAAGTTATTCAAATGAATGAAGCTGCATTACGAAAGCTTGAGAAAGAATTAGTGGATGTCCAAAAACAAAAAAATAATTTACACGATTTATTAGAGCGTGGTGTTTACACTGTAGATATATTTTTAGAACGTTCGAAAGCCGTTTCCGACCGTATCAATGAAATCACTTCCACAATGGAAAACTTAAAGAAAGAAATAAAAACAGAAGTTAGGAAAGAAAAAGTGAAGAAGGATACAATACCTCAAGTGGAGCATGTTCTTGATCTGTACTTAAAAACAGATGATCCGAAAAAGAAAAACAGCCTCCTAAAGTCGGTTTTAGAAAAGGCTGTTTATAAAAAAGAAAAGTGGCAAAGACTCGATGATTTCGAACTTGTGCTTTACCCTAAGCTCCCTCAAGATGGCGACATATAA